TAGCTGGTGTGCCGGTACAGGTTGACTTGATTAAGTCCACAGCTTGGACAGTAGCCGGAACACTAGGCACAGCTATTACCATGTCCACGAACCTTAAAAAGAAAGTCGGAATGGGTTCAAGTCTGTTGGTTGCGGGGGATATGCGGATCGCTACTACCGCAGCACTAGGAGCTGGGACTAAGACTCTGGAAGGTTTAAGCCTTGCATCGCTTTCTGTGGCTGGTCCGATCACGGCCAGCTTGTCCGGGATCATTATCCCCGCAGGGACAGTCCTTTTTGATATTCCGGTATCGGACGGAGATCATCCGTTGATCCTCCAGGCAAACGAAGGATTCAGCATTAGATCTGTTGCTGTACCAGCTACAGGTACATGGATGGCAGCTATCAGCGTAGACTGGGCTGAGGTAGTGTCTTACTAAAAAGGGGTTACTATGAGGCTATGGCACTGGATTAAGTCTATTTTTGCGCGGATATTCTATGGGAATAAGTACGTCCTCCTGACTATCGAAGACGTTAGGTTTATTAATAACCAATACGTTCATCATCTTTTGATCGAAGGACCTCGGAAGGTAAAAGCGGCCATTACGGTACGGGCATCGGTCCAACTGCCTCGAGAAGAACTCCTAAGGCTTGCTTGTGATCACTTCAACGGAAAGCTTGACGTGTCTGTTTTCGCATCAAAGGAACTTCCTCAGCAGCTACAGGAATCAAATGAACCCGAGGAGAATAATACCCCGGAATAGATGGCTAAGAACAATACTGACGAATTTGTCGGGATTAGGAACGGCTGGGCTGTCTGCTATAAGAAGGCCATAGGTAAGGGCGGGCTATTATTCCCTGAGAGGTTGAGCGCTTCATTCCTTGATAATGCGCGAAAAACAATGGGCTCTTACCTATTCGCGAATCAGTATCAGAACGAAGTAATCCCATTAGACGAGCAGGCTTTTAATCCGGAATGGTTTAGGTATTGGGAGTCTTTACCTAAAAGCTGCCATAGGTTCGCGTTCGTAGATCCTGCGATCGGGCAAAAAGATCATCACGACTTTACCGGTATTGTCATTATATGCGCTGATTCGGACGGTATCTGGCATGTAGAGATTGCGAATCGGTACAGATTAACACCGACCCAGCTAGTCAATAAGCTGTTTGATCTCCATGCTCACCTGGGTTTAAAGGCGATAGGGGTTGAGTCCGTGGCGTACCAAGAGGCGCTCCTGTATCTACTTGCTGAGGAGATGAGGAAACGTCAAGCCACGCTACCGGTGATCGGGATTAAAAGGGATAGAACCAGCAAGCAAACCAGGATTCTAGGCCTGGTCCCGAGATTCGAATGGGGTCGCATTTATCTTGCAAATGGGATGACCGCACTTGAGGATGAACTAACTACATTTCCAAGAGGTTCATGATGACCTTCTAGACGCGCTTGCATCTCTAGAAGAGATAGTATTCTATCCAGAAAAAAAGGAGCCAACACTTGAAAGACCAAACAGCCCAACAGATCCTCGGTACGAATCCTGGTACATTCAGCAACTCGGTAAAGGCCGCATCCCCGAGGCTAGAACCGACGACTCTTGAGACCGCAAAAGCTAACGTTCAAAAGCGTGCGGACTTCGAAGCGTCTATCTCTCTATGCCAAAGTGAGCATATTGATTGGTATGAGACCACAGAGGATGTGTTGACTCTGTATATGCCGAAGGGCCTTGCGCCAAACGGGTTCTTTATCTACAAGAACGTAAAGGTATGCCCGATCGGAAAGGCTTCGGAGATCGAAGAAGATATCAGTACCCCATACCTGCAGAAGGTTAACCCAGATGGCGGTAAAGTATCTGGAAACAAAACCAGAGTTAAGGTCTTGAGCAAAGAAGAAATCACGACTCTTGAAGTAGATAAATGATCGGCATACTCGTTTCACTTGTGATTGTGGATGTAATAATCACGTCCTTCGTTCTGTACCTAGTCTACAATATTTCACTGGTAGATGACGGAATTACTGGCCAAAAAGTTGCATTGGAAGAATCTAAGGTCCAAAATGGAACCAATAAACTGGAAGTAAATGAATACGATGCAAACGACGAGGACCTAGGGGTTCTGACAGGCATCGGATAACAAAGACTGGCCTAAAAATTGAAGATATTCGGCAAGGAAGTCGATAACAGCGAAGACAAAGAAGCCGAGCGCAAGGTGTGCGCACATGTGCGTCAGCTTGTGGATAAGTCTAGAGCCGGTGCTGCTCGGATTGCGCATGAATCCATCTGGATGACAAATACCGCATACGCGCTTGGGTATGACGGCATTGTCTTTAATACCCAGACCCGAAGCTTTCAGCCGGTCAATCGGGCTGCAGCTTACGTGAAGCGTAACCGACTACATATTAACAAGATTCTCCCTACGCTTCAGAACCGGCTAGCCAAGCTATGCAAAAGCCCACCTAAGTTTGAGATCCCGCCAGAGAGTAATACTCAGGAGGACAAGGACGCGGCTCGGTTATCTCTCCAGATCCTTGATACCAAGTGGACTCAAATGGGGATGCCATCAAAAAGGGCACTACTTACGATGTGGCTCCAGCAATGCGGTCATTCCTACGTCCAGGTAGGATGGGATCCTTGCTCCGGTAAGATGATGAAGAAGCCGGAATCTGATGAAATGGATTGGGAGGGTGACGTATATTGTGAGGTCGTCCCACCATTTGAGATGTTCCCGGATCCACATGCTAAGACATTTGATGATGTTTTGAGGTCATGGATAATCAGGGCCCGTGTTCGTCCGTTAGAATATTTCGTCCAGATGTACGGTGAGAAGGGCAAAGAAGTTAAGGAAGAGTCTATATGGCTCCTATCAGCTCAGTATGAGAACCGGATCTCTGGGATGAATAACCGCGGACCTGGTGCTGGTGGACAACCGGAAGGTACTAAGAACTGCGCTATTGAGTTAATTAAGTGGGAAGCCGCTACGCGCGAACATCCTCATGGAAGGGTGATAGTTTGCGCAGGGGATACGCTCCTTAAGGATGAGGAGCTCCCTCCAACTCTCGGGGGAATGATTCCGGTCGCAAAGTTTGACGACATCCTAGTAGCTGGGAAGTATTACCCCGAAGCTATTGTAACTCATCTTCGGCCTATCCAGGATCAGCTAAACGATACGATTCGAAGACGTGCGGAATGGGCCAAGCGATTTATCTCCGGAAAGTATAAGGCAGCTAGAGGGTCTGGATTGACCGCAGAGTCCTTAAACGACTCTGATTCCGAAGTGGTCTATTATGACGTGGTACCTAATGCACCAGGTGGTCCAGAACCTATCCAGGTTCCTCAGATTCCGCAATTCGCATACCAAGAAGAAGAACATTTAGACCTTAAGTTTAATGAACTCTCTGGGATCTCTGAAGTCAGTAAAGGTAATATTCCTTCCGCAAGCATCCCGGCTCTTGGTATGCAGCTCTTGGTTGAATCAGATGATACCAGGATAGGCGTTGAAGTAGAACAGCATGAGGAGTCCTATGCTCGAGTCGCGACCCTTATGCTACGGTTTATTGAGTTCGGATACGTCCTGCCTAGGAAGTTGAAGCTAGGAAACAAAGCGTCACAGTATAACATTCTTGAGTTTCAAGGTCAGCAATTGAGGGGCAATACCCAGGTTCGGGTACAGCGCGGGTCTATGCTCCCAGGTTCAAAGACTCTTAAAAGAAACGATATCATGAATGCTTTTCAAAATGGTTTACTCGGAGATCCGAACGACCCGAAACTAAAAGAGAAGGTTTTGGGTATGATCGAGTTCGGGGATTCCCAGGATATGTGGGAGGATTATCAGCTTGATACCTCTCAGATCAAAAAGGGAATCGACCTGCTTACGCAGGGAGAGGTCCCGGAGATTTCTCAGTTTGATAATAACGGGATGTGGGTTGCTCAGATCAATAAACTCCGGAAGTCAGACAAGTACGAAATACTAGAGCAACATCTAAAAGACATTATTATGGGCCACATGTTTGACCGAGTGGCAGCTATCACAGACATGATGAAGCCAAAAATGCCTCCACCAGAGGCTCCGCCATCAGCGGGACAGATTCAACAAATGGCCACTGGAGGGCCTGATCAAAATGGACAGCCTAGCTAGCGCATTACAGCGAAGACTCAAGATGAATCCACAAACTCTATCCGGAGAACAGCCGGCAGACGGGCTTCCTAGCCAGGAAGCGGACGAAGCATATAAACGCGCCATGTCTGACAGGCAAGCGCCAGGTAGCCCAGCTCCAGCCGAGCCCCCTTTGGTTAATATTGAGATCGAGCAAGGTGATGGAGAAGAACCTCAAGGAATTACTGGTATTCCTGGTCAGATAGGAGAGGACCCGAAGCTAGCGAATATGGCGCATATGCAGATGCTAGGTCTTGATAATATGAGCG